TATACTTTCGTACTGGACTCTTTAATGAATCTCTAATTTGATCTTTCCAAGTATATTTTTCTAGCCTTCTTCTACCATCAGTTTTATTTGTTTGTGTGCCACCAACTGCTTTTGCAACCTGAGAATTGGCATCTGCTTCCTGATCTGGTTGATTTTGTAAAGGTCTAGCAGGATATATTTGATCTGACGTTGGGTACTGAGGATGCGACCTTATGGGATTTTTGGTATATTTTGGTTTAATAGTTTTTTTGTATTTCATTTTTTATAAAATTCCCATCTTGGATTTTGTTTTTTCTTTCTTTTATAAAGTCGCATACCTTCTTTCTCAATCTTTCTTTTCGTTTTGTCAGCCTTCTTACCAGTCTGATCCTTTGTTTTGTCGTATACTTTTTTTCCGAAAAGTTCTATTCTAGTTCCTTTTTTTGCACTACGATCCGTAGTCCCTACTTTCTGTGCGTATGCTTTCCTTTTCCTAATTCTGAGTATGGGTTTTTTCTTATTAAAAGGATTAGGTATTTCAGTATTTTTTCGACTCGTAATTATTCGGTTGTCACTATCTGATTTGTCTGATACACTATGAGTACCTTGAGCCATTCCTTTTTCATCATATCTTGTTAAACCTGTACCTCTAAAATGCTCAACAACCCTGTCTTTTCTTCTTTTTTTCTTTTTAGGAGGCATAACTATTTGACTTTTTTTTCTTTTTATACTTTTTAATTTTTTTCGTGATCCATTTTTCAGCATCATCGCCTATTTTTGCACCTACACTTGCCATGCCAAGCGTACCTGCTGTTTTTAATCCTCTAGGAGCAGAACCACTCTTTGTAGCACTATATGCTCCCATAGCACCAGTAGCCATACCTGCAAGTTTTCCTAGTCCAGTAGTGCCTTCTTCTTTCTTTTTCTTTTTCTTATACTTTCCTACCATTGTGATTTCCTTTACTTAGAACCAAAGACCTTAGAGAAAAAACCTTTCTTCTTCTTCTTTCCCTTTCCAGATAATTTCTTACCTTTTTTCTTTTTCTTCTTTACATCTGCACTAGCAACTACGTTATAAGTTGGATGTGTGTTTAAAATATGCTCTGTGGTTGGAAACCTTGAAGTATCTGGTTCTTCAGCTAAAGCGAGAGCTAGAATAGTCGTGCATACTGTTTTCATTATTCGTCCTTTATGTATAAAAAAAGCCCCACAGTATTTGCTCGGGATGCGATGAGCAAACAATGCAGGGCTTCATTTACGTGAAATTTCCCTAAGTATTACTTTAAACTTACAAATATTCCTAATTATCTTCCAAGATCAGTTTTTTGTAAGAAAATCCAGTCTTTAACTGTACAGAAGTAACTCCCCCATCAAACATATTTATCTTCAACTCTACCTGTCCACAATGCCTTTCATCTTTTAGGTCATTTAATAATTTCTTTAGTCTTTCTATTGAAAAAGTATCGCCCTTTGACATACTAACCTGCTAATTCTGGATGTTTCTCTATAACCTTCGCTATAGCATCAGGATCATTCGATTGTAACACTAATTGTTCTTCAGGTGTTAAACCATCTGTATTTGCCTGTTGCTGTTCTTGCATCATTTGCTGTTCTTGCATCATTTGTTGTTCCTGCATAGCTCTTTGCTCTCTAATATGCTCTTTAGCACGTTGCTTATCACGTAATGAAGGTGCTAGATCTACAAATTGTTCTTGACTGATCGCACCTGCTTCAAGTAATACTTGAGCTTCTTGGAATTCAGCGTATTTATCGAATGGAAGCATACTTTGTGAACTAACATCTACATTAAGTGGAACATTAGCATACATATGTGGATAAAACTCTTCATAGCTGACCTGATCAGTATCTCCATCATCTATTACTTGAAGTATCTGCTCTGGAAAGAAATTCTGAATAATATATGCCCAATGCTGATATAATTCCCTAGATAAATTGACAAATTCAGCAACTTTAGGCTGTAACCTTCCTGTAGCTTGTGAAATAAGAGATTGTGTCTTTAAACCACTATCTCCAGACTTTGACTCACCTCTAAAAGCATCACTTAAACCTAATATTCTATCAGAATCACTCCTCATGTCATCAATGAATCTTTGTGAGTCCGATCCCATTGGAGGAGGAGCGATTTTTCTAATAGCATTAGGCAATGCAGAATGATACACAGCTCCGGGTTCGTTAGTTACCTCTTCAATTCCTGATCCTTCTAAAACTTCTACATCAGGATTCCCAATAAAGCGTAAGTTATCATTTCGGTTGGACATAGCCTGATTAATAGCCAAAACATGAGTTTCAATGTTCGTACCATCACTTAATCCCCAAAAATCACCAACTCTCTTATGATTTGTAGTTTCAAAGAAAGGTAAACGTGGATAAACATTAGGTTTACACTCGACTACTTTATCTTTATAGTTCCTGACAACTGTTATGATCTTACCATATGGATACATTTGCCTTTTCAGGGTTTTCATAACAAAATTACCTTCAGAATCCTTTTTACGTTTACCATTAGAATCATAGTCATAATCTTCATATTGTTCTTCAATTCGATCATAATCACCACAATAATATTCGATCACTAATGAACGTCCATCTGAACGATGCTCTTCTCCTGTAACAAAATCTCGTACTCGATTAACAGCATTGGATACACTACCACCTAATTGCTCACTATAGTAGATAAAATTATCATTTTCATCAAAATCACCCTCTGGTTCTACTACAATGCCATATTTATCTTTTATATCCATAACATTCATGTACCTTGCATGGATAAAATGAGTTTTCTCGCAGTCTTTTATGGATGTTGCAAAACGATCAGGATATAAGGTTAAAATATCACAAACTTCTGTTTTTATCTGCATTGTTTCTGAATCAAATACAGATTTCATGATCATTTTTCCTTTAACAGAATGCTCTCGGTAGGCTTGATGCATTTTATCCTGCATATTATCATCTCTCCAAACCTTTCTTAATTGTCTCTGGACTCCTTTAGCATATTTATCTAACTGCTCAACCTGTGTAGCATCCATATTCTCAGGCTCTGGAATAACTTCTGGAGCAGGAGGTCTAGAAACAACAATAGGCAACATTACCTCAACACCCTCAAAAAGAATGTTACTGGTCAATCTACTTAAATGCTTCGGTCTACCACTACCTCTCCAATAATCATTTCTATAGAATCTTTCCATTTTCTCGAACATTTCAGGTAATTCCCTGTTATCCCGATACTTTTTATCAGCTTCGTAATGCCTGATAACCATACGAAACATTTCTCGATGATCTCTTTGTGTTAATTTGTCTTGTTTTACTGAGTCTGCCATGATGTACTCCTATCCCTCAATTTACCTTTCTTAAAATCTTTCCATTTTTTTTGTTTTGGATCTACCCTTAATGCAGGTTCTTTGTAAGCACCTATCTGTGAACCTATAAAAAAACGTACTACATCAGGAAAATCCTTGTATTTCTCTACGATCTTACCTTCTCCTGCACCCTTATCTGCTGAATTCGCTGTCGTTTCATGTTTTCTTACATAGTGTGTCAATCCATTCCATGTATGATAGCAAGTATTATATATCACTAATCCGGGTTTTCCATCTTTCATAGGCTCTAATGCACTCCTGACCAACTTATGACCTAATTGTATCTCTCCCTCTTGTCTACCTGCCTTATATGAAGGCGAAAATGCAAATCTTTTATTCTGTTTGATCCCTTCTTTTAAATAAATATCTTGTAGGGTTCTTTGTCCTCTATTCTGCCAACCAAATATCCTGTCCATTATTCTTATATTAACAGGATTATCTTTCCATATCTTCTCTATTTCTATCCACGATTTTACTTCTTGTTTAATATTTTGTGGTCGTTTCATCTCCCAATATGGTTGTTTATGATCGGATGGGTGTTCAGCAAATATAATATACCTACCATCTGGTGTTACAGCTCCCCAAATAGATGCACTTAATCTCGAATCATGAGGATCTACAACATGAAATATTTTTGAATATGCAGGAATTGGATAATCCGAAGGTTCAACAAAGTGGGAGTCCCTGTTTAGGGCAGGGTAGATCAATCCTGAAAAGTATGTGAATTCACCAAATGCACGTGCCTGACGTTCTTCTGGATCATAACTTGCGATCATACTATCAACAATATCTGAATCTAAATGACCTCTTTTACCTCTTTTCTGACAAGCATCATAAACCGATGCTTTAATATGATAATATCCATTATCTCCTCTATCAACAGCAGTTTTAACCTCGTCTAGGATGTATGGAGGAGTGTATAGAGGTGTCATTGGCAATAATGTGACCGCACCCATTCTTCTACGAGACTTTACTGCCTTCCAAAGGGGTTCTGGCATCGGCTCGTCCGCCACTAGTAAGCCCACATTGGCGGATTCAAATGTGGAAGGGTGCTGATCATAGGTCTTGAATATTAGCTCCCAACCACCGCTAAATACGATCCTAGCGGGTATCGGCTTCCCATCTTTATAGGTATCGTACGATCCTTCTGGTGCTAGTCTCACAATTTCAGGATAGATAGTGTTCTTGATCGCTTCACCAGTCGAGCAGTACCATATCACCTTCGGATATGGATAGTTAGTAAACAGTCCTTTATCATACCATTTATTCTGAGGCTTATATACTAGGTTTAACAGCGAGTTTATGGTTATAGTGGTCTTACCTACACCATTCCCTGCTGTGAAGAGTATTACAGGGATTTTAGAGTCCTTATGACTAAAAGCTATTGCATTAATGAACTGCTCTTGGGCTTCGTTAGGACAAAAGTATTTAAGCGGATCTTTAATGGTTGCGATCTGGACTGCCTTAAACTCATCCCGATCTAACTTATGTGCCAGTACACTAGGCTGATGCATCATTTTAATCATATAATGTCACATTTGTGTCACATTTAACATGGTTTCTCCTCGGTAAAACACGTGAATAGTCATCACGTGTTCACTCATTTTCCATAAGTGTTTTTAGGATCTGGTCAGCCTGTTGCTCTGCTTCAGTAAATCTCTGGTCTACCTCTATCTCTTTACGATCAGTGAAGTCAGCCTGTGAACGACCTAACAATTCACTAGCCTTCAGGCGATCCGAACTTCGTATTTCAGGATCGTTCATCATCTTTGTCCATAATTCCTGACGTTCAACTCTCGTGGCGATCGTATCCTTATTTTCCCTCGCTTCACGCTCTTGTAATGCCTTTCGCACCTTAACCATCCTTAACAACCTCGATGCAGTCTGTTCAGCAGTCTTTGGCGAGTAACCAACAGCGATCGCAGTCTCCTTACCATTACCATTATAAGCATCAACAAATGCTCTTTGTTTATAATTCAATTCACCTTTATCTGGTTGAACTTTCTCAGCCGGTTTATTCATCATTCCTTTCCCCATTCAGGCACAACTGCATCATCCGATCTGTTTGGCTGATCCGTTGCCCTATTTACTTTTTTAGATATACCTAATTTCTTTTTAAATAGCCCATTATCATCCCGATATGCTTTAGCAGTGATCCAATATCCCATAATCAGGAAAAAGGCACTATTTGCCCATATTATGCCCCAAAACTCTAAATGTCCCAAAAACATACCCTCTAATTTCCCTTATATCGAGCGAACTCAATGTTATGCATACTTACTTATACCTTGTTTTCGTTGTTTTTGTAGCACCATCAAACTAACCCTTGCTTCGTCATCCAGATCGATCGGTCTAGTCCCAGGATCTGTTTAGCACTAAGTAAAACCTGGAGTAGCTGATCAGGTTGCTGCACTTTCCCTGAGGGAGAAAAGGCACACTTATACCCTTTCGGGGGGAATTCGTTTCCCACCGGACTCATGCTTCAGCCCAATAATATTGAGCCGATAATCTGCCAGTAACCATAGTGATCATAATTCCAGTATAAGCCTTGACGATCTGCTCATCGATATGATCATCCTCATAATCTGGTAACCACAATTCATGTCCATCTATAATCGTTAATTTTCTCATCATATTATTTGTCAAAAAAAAAGCCCCATCCATTCGGACAGGGCTTTCTCGTTTGAAATAACCTCAAGTGTTGCTATTGAAGTTATCGAAACTACTCGATCATTTACAAAGTACGATTATCCTTACGATTGATGTATCTAACGATCAGCTTGACGAGTATAGACCTAGCTGACTCTCCCTTCGATCTACAGATCGCCTGAAACCTATTCCATACACCAGAATCGACTTTACGTAGTAAGTAGTCTGTTGTTTTATTATCCATATACTAACTCCCCAAACAAAGCCATTTGTAATATACAGTCATGATCACCGGCATCCATATGATCCATATCTGGAAATACTCTATCGTTTTTCAACTGATGACTGATGTACCTCTGGTATCCATGAAATAGAGCCATACCATCTAGTGCAAGAAAGTCATATCCTTCTGGCAGATCACCATAACCATGCTTCTTCGCCAGATCACGTTTAACTACTGGACATATCATCTTCTGATTATTGTTCTCTATTGGTATCCATAATGTGCCACCTAGACCAACGTATTCACTAGCAAAGCCATTCTCCATTTCAACTTCACAAGTAGGATCGAATACAACACCGAAGTCTATCCAGTAATCAGATCCACCTTCAAAACATCCAACTAGGATATCGTCCATTTCTTGAGCAGTTAAACGAACCATGAATGTAGCCGGAGCGATCCAGAATTTTTCCACATCAGAACCAACTGGTACACAATGAGGATGATACTTATAGGTTGTTCCAGTTATGGATGCTTTACCATCTTCATTTAACCTAACTAAACTAGCTTCTTTATTATCGCCATATGGCTTAGTAGGATCTAGAATAGGTTTCTTACATTCATTACATACGAAAGCCTTATCAACAGGACTCCAACCATTTAGATCATAAGACATCTAGCTAACCTCCTTTTCCAATGGCTTACGTAAAGATGTAACTGGTTCACGATTTCTTTTTTTACCAACTTTGATATAAGAGATTTGAACACTCCACTCATATCCATCAGTTATATAATCCAATTCGGATTCGATATCTGATCCCATTGAAAGAGTATCAATATCATCTTCACCATCCCTTATCGATCCATGAAAGCAAGTTGATAAAGTGATATCCTTACCAATGATACTTTCCTTGATCTCATTCTTAGCCTGTATGATCTTATCTACATCACCAAAACGAGCAATCTGTTCCAAAGCATTATTCTCATTAGAATAATCATGGGTGTCCACAATATTATCCATCCAGTCACCTTCTAGAAAATCCAAAGAGAATTGTAGATACGCTGAATGTCCACTTTTAACATCAGTTAGATCAACGTCATATTTATCAGCCTCACAAACTTGAACAGTCCATAACCCGAACTGCTCCTGATCTTCATCCCTCTCATTTTTCCATAGTAGATATAGAAAGATTGAATTGACATCCATATCTATGAATAAACGAGGTATTTGACCTCCAAATTGCCCTTTTAATTCTTCACCGATGTAGTGTGTCACTTCATAGGTTTTAAGGGCTTCTAAAAAGAATCTAAACATTATCTAGTTCCTCCTCTTTTTCTTCTTCAGGTTCTTCCAACTTATCCCATAATCCAATACTAAAAACAAGTTCCTGATCACTAATTGATGAATAGGATGTGTCATCCAATAGTTCGATCAGGCTAGGTCTACTATCATCGAATCCAGTTAAGCCCTTTTGATCACATGGTCTTAGATCCTTTCCGTAAACCTCTTCCCTGATATCATTACTTCTCTCTAGGTTGATCAACTCCCAGTTAGTGGATTGCAAAGATAAATTTGAGTGGTCACCATAATCTGATTTCAGCTTCCATACCTCATCTCCATAGTTATCCAATATCTGCATCTGGTCACGATTTAAGATCCTATCTTTTGTTATCATAGGAAGAGTTGGATAACCACCAGAGAAAAGACTATCATCTGCATATGGTGATTCATGTGGCTCATATTTTGTATTAAACATATTTTTCAATAGGGTGCATAATACAACTGGCTTTGAACTTGGCATTCTAAAGACCAAGTAAAGCATATGAGGATCATACGTCTTTCTGAAATACTGGACATATGGATTACCATAGATATCCCGATGCTTCATCATCCTTCTTACGAATGGTCTGGTGAACAAACCACAGTATGCCAGTAATGTTTCATAGAGATGCATCTGATTAGTGCCATCCAGATTACAATAGAATCTGATCATCTGTTCTTTGGCAATTTTCCTATGCTTTCCTATCTGATAGGAATTGAGTTGATCCTCACGTTCGTGCGATGGATCGAATTGCCATTTGATATCATAGATGAACGCTCCTGTATCAGGAGAAGTAAATTTCTCCTGAACTTTCCAAAGAGCATCCATTATCATTTTAACTACCTTCATGAGTAGCCTCCTTATTTTGGTTCTTTTTGCATTTATGGTTTATCTTTTTGATTTCCATATTACCCAGATTGCTAGTCTGGGTATTCATCCAGTAATCAACTGGAATCATCAGTATGGTCTTTATTCCTCCTCTTCAAGAATCTCAGCCCTACCACTACCTAGCAGTTTTTCACTTTCGATCTTCACATACCCTACCCAGTTACCATTACTATCCCTTATTCCATTAGGATAATCCCAATTAGTAGCGATCAATTCATCAACTGCCTTTCCAACCTGTTCTATCGCATATTTCATCTCTTCCCGATCGATCCTATAAAACGCTGGATCACAAGTTTCAAACGCTTGATTATCTGTGTTTATTTCTACTGTTATTTTCATCTTATTTTTTCTCCCATTTTGGTAATAGTTCCAATGCTTCATTAAGATATACCTTGAATAATAAAGCCCCGTGTTTTGCCATAGCATCGTAAAAATCCTTCCCATGTAACTCTATCTGGTCTGGATCTGAACCCACATTCACATGAGCAAATTCATGGATCATAGTAGCGATATTTTCGACACTTTCATGATCAAAATCGACACCACCCATATGACTCACATTAAAAGTAATCTCATGTTTTAGTTTGTTGTATGATGCTATCTGACTAGACTCTGGTGATTCAATGAATCTGGTCTTAGGTAAAGCGATTCTAACCAAATTAGCATATGCCTTACATTGTGCATCCATCTGGCACATAGATTCAGTCCAATCCGACATCTTAAAAACCTTAGTAGGTGCTATACCTCTTTTGAACTTTAATGCTGATGATACCATACCAACATTGTTGAATCGTTTTCTTTCAACTGGTGACATCGTTTTACCATGTATGACTGCATATCCATTAGATACTGCATCTTCATTCGCCTGAAGATCACTAGACCACATAACCGCATTTTTTCCATATCTCTTTTCTTGCAAAGACTGGAATGCATCATCTGATACCAGATCATCATCACTAGCATTACGTACCCATGATTTACTTACATCATACTCATCCAGTTTATCGTGAACAGCATTTAAGACTAGAGCATAGATATCACGTAGATATGAATCCTTTACTGAATCCCTGTTTGCATTCATTGGGATCTTTTGATTCACATTAACGGAATAATCACATTCGATCTCTTGAACTGGTATACCCAACTCATAAAGAAATGCCTTCCGATCACGATGCTTCATCCCATAGTCATTATATGGATCATTAAAACCAAGTTCATAATCGTCAATGCGATAGATACTAACTTCTGTCTTACGCTTTGTAGGTCGCATCCCACCAGACTTTTTATCAAAGAGTGTTGTTTCTAAAGTTTCCTCAACTTTATAATTCTCTTTGACATGGGTTTCGTACCAATCTCTCTGACGTACATTTGGATTTTCGATTGAATCATCACGGAATCTAATATGGACTGACTTCCCTTTAGGTATGATGAAATGACCAACCATCCACAACATCTCTGCAAAGTCC